GTACGGTTGACCTCCAGTATCGACACTAGTAATAATACTCAATCCCGTTTGACCCGTATACCCTGGAGCGAATGGTAATGCGCTCCTCTGGAACAGGTAAGTGAGACGAGTACTTGTCAAATTTGGTATGTTAATTATCTCATGTTGACAATACCTCTTAAGAATTTGTCGGAGACTACGGACCGATTCACCAAAGTGAACCAAGTTTGCTGCGTCTGTAATTGGGATGACAGCAGCATCAGAGTCCAACACTGCATCAACTTCTGGATTATCCGCCTGGACCTCAGCAGTGTTAGAAGTGTCGGGACCCTCATCAGATTCGGGGGAAATCTCTAGGGATTGTGGTTGTACTGATGTACTACACAACCGCAATCTAGTGATATCCTCACCATGAGGGACAGCAACTTCAAAGTCGTCTCCAGCTTTGACAAAAACATTAATAGAGATATCAGTGTTAGCCTCACCGGGACAGGAAATGTCGTTCACCACGTAAACGGCGATAGTACCATTGGAAAAAGTGTTGACGTCAGTATCTTGCCAAAACTCGTTGTTCCCCATCTCATAGGGAACCATCAAGTCTAATGGCATGCGCTCTCGGTAGGAGCGAGACTGACCCCAACCACACTTAACAACAAAATCAGTGTTCTCTGAAATATCAACAATAGTAGTATATGCCGTTTCATACGTGGGGTTAGATACCGTTCCTTCACCGCCACCATTGTACCATTGATAACCCCAAGGGTCGAAGACGACTTTTATGCGACCACGATGGAATTTACTACACACAACCTGAAACCTAAAATCTATAGATCCCCTCCAATACTTAAAAGGCAAGGAAGCAAAACACATGGACGTCATATGAATAGCGTTGAAAGAGTCACGCATAGATAAACAAGGATCAACAAGACACTCAAAGAGTTTAGTCTCTGAGATATCTGTACTTGATACAGGTATCTGTGCCAAATATGACTCGACCTGAGCTATACGTAGAATATCCAAGGAGTCGCCATCCTCAACACCAAACGGCGTAGTAGAAATGGTTAACTCCTGTTTCGCATCCAAAGACAATTTTGTAGTGTCATCGGGTAGATTGGTGACAGCCATATTCATCTTCGGAACTGGTCGAAATTGGGAAGACTCTAACATAGTTGGTCGGGAAAAACCAAATAGAGAGGCAATCTTCCCAGCAGCTTGCATACCAATTTGAGTTGCAGTAGCATACTGACCTATATAAGGCACCTTAGTGAGCTTACTAGCAAAATTTGCTATTGCACTCGCAGGTTTCGATATTGGGCCAGTATACTCATCCTTCCTCTCTTTGGCTTGTGGAGTAATGCCAGACATATTTCTCCCAGTGGGAGCAGCCATCTTGACATCCTCAACCCAAGCAAAGATCGAAATATACACTTTATCAGTACCACCATTGGCATGTTTAAGTAGGTTAACTGGTGTAATAACCAATGCACCCATCTCATCAAGCTGCGTCGTGGGGTCACCCACAGTGGTACTCAGCGCATTCTCCCACCACGTAAATGGGAGAATCATCTCACCCCCATCATTGTCAGCGGGGTTAAGGTATATATGCATTCTTTGTGACATAAGGATCAATTGAGCATCTGAACTCACTGTGGATGGTATGCTATAGTCATGCCCGGCCATTGGGTAATAACTAGCAATTAACCTACCATAGTGGAAAGGTGTTCCATTAATCACAAATTTAAGATGCAATTTCGCCTGTAATAGTCTGTAACCATTCAAACGATTGGCAATATAAGGGTTAGTAAAATAATCGCTCCAGGGCAAAATAAGATTTGTCCAGGGGGAATCAATCTCCCAAGCAATCTCTTTAATCTTCACTGGACGACTAAGAAAATCACCCAAAGGCACATCTGTTTGAGTTCCAGACTCACGCACATCATCATAAACACTGTTGACACTATTCACATAAGCGCTCAAATTATCCTGAAATTTGACAGTTTGAGAAGAAACTTCTCCAGACTGAGGACTAACAGGAAACTCCATTACGCTATCAGGTTCATAGGTTTCACGGTGTTCTTCAAATAACTCATCAATGTCGACGTGCTCATCATAACATTGAGAGAGTAGCCCTATAAGTACACACACCACATATTCATTATCTGATCCAATCAGATCATGTTCATAGCAGTGATCAATGAATTCACTAACATAATATACATTAGGGTTCGAGGTATCCACCTCTCTCGAGAATAAGTTTCTCGATAGACTTTGTATAAGCTCTATTCTTCGCGGAGCTATTGGACGCATATTTACGAAAGCTACATCTCCGGTCTATCTCCGGGCGTGACGAATCCAGGGGTATATTTAGTGTGCCACATGACAACGCGTTCGTCAAAATCGATGTCAAGGCTAGGCACATGTAGGTCTGTGGCATCACAAACCTGTTTTAATTTGGATCGGAAGTCTTCGTACTCTTCTCGACCAAATGCAAAAGCTTCATGAATTGCACCTTCAACACAAGAACGAGCAACTTCTCACGGTGTTGCGTTCTTTGAGGATAGATTGGCTAGCAGACTTTTATAAATACTGTC